TTTCTAAAATCAAATTCTAATTCACCACCTTTATAATCTTTTGGATCAGATAAAGTTACTGTTACAGATAACTTTCTTATTTTACCATGCGATGGATCACCTTGTTGTCTTTGATAAGGTTGATCCCACCCATCACAATGCCAATCATAATACTGGCCTTTTTTATATTTTGTAAACTGACAAGACTCAGAAAAATCCCATTGAAAATTCCAACCAGCACTAGCGTTTGCTTGGTGAACATATGGTTGTATTTCTTTGTAAATCCAACGATCATTCATCCAAACAATATTAGAATCTCTTTTCTTTTTTAAATCTTTTAATTGTTTTTGATTTAATTTTTTTGCATCACCATAACCACCAGTGACTGCCATTTGATCTTGAAGTTGTTGACCATATTTTACAATGTCATCACAGATTCTGTGAGGAATTGCTGATTGAAAATACCAATAATAGTTTGTAAGGTTCATATGTCTTTATGAACTCTATATAACATATATTAAGTAACTGTCAATGTTCCAGAAACTGTAAATGTAGCTAATTTATCTCCACCAGGGTGAGTTGATGTTGCGTTCGTACAAGGTGTAACCGCAAAAGTTCTAGCACTTGGTCCTCTAACAACTACAATACCAGATCCACCATTACCACCTTGGTTATTTGATACACCAGCAGTTCTTCCAGATCCACCACCTGCACCACCAGTATTAGCTGTTCCTGCGATACCATCACCACCATCACCACCTCTACCACCACCTCCAGCTCCTCCAGGGCCGTATGTAGCTGAACCTTGTGCAGCAGAAGGTACTCCACCACCTCCACCACCTGCGTATGTTGTAGCTGGACCTAAAATATCGTTTGGAGCACCTGCTCCTCCAGGTCCTCCTGGATTTCCTGATGCATCAGGACTAGCGTTTCCACCTGTAGCAGTAGCTCCACCACCACCGCCACCTTTACCAGAACATGGTGCAGTGCCTGGGTTTCCTGCATTTCCTTGAGGTGGACTTGTAGGAGGTGTGTTACCTGAACCACCTAGTCCATTGTTAGAACCTCCACCACCAGATCCACCTGGATTACCTGTATTAGTATTGTTTCCTGAACTTCCTGTTCCAGGGCTACATTTTCCAGCTCCACCTCCACCACCAGCTGATGTTATTTTAGTTGTATTTTCTGATCCACAAACATTAAATATTGAATTATTTCCATTACTACCTTGTGCAGGAGCAGGAGCACTGTCAGTGTCTACACCTCTTGTTCCACCACCTCCTACTGTTACGTTATAAGTGCTTGTTGCACATACTCCTGAAAAACTTAATGCTGAATGTCTTAAAGGAGAAGGTCCATAACCAGAAGCTCTATAACCTCCAGCTCCACCACCACCTCCAGAGTTAGTAGAACCACCTCCACCGCCTCCAGCTACAACTAAAAAATCTAAATCATAGTCAATAACAACTGATCCATCAGGCCATGTTCCTTGAGATTGAGATTGAAATTGACTTTGCATTGACCACACACCACTTGCTTTATTTAATTCTTTTACTATAACTATTCCTGGGCCACCTGCTCCGCCAGCCGTAGGCACTGATCCACCGCCACCGCCGCCACCAGTATTCGTTGTTCCATTATTTCCTGGATCATTGTATCCAGCTCCATTTCCTCCGCCACCAGGTCCGCCTGTACTTTCACCACAAGGGTTTTCACCAGCTCCACCACCACCACCAGCATAAACACCTGAATTAGGTGCTCCTGGAAAATCAGAACTTATGTCTACACCATTACCACCATCACCACCTCGTCCAGTTCCATCAGTTGTTCCTGTTTCTCCAACACTACCAGCTCCACCACCACCGCCAGAACCAACATTTCCACCACCACCAGATCCAGCAGCTCCACCAGCATTACCTTGAGGAGGATCAACGGGAGGTGTGTTACCAGCCCCTCCTGGAGTATTACCATCTTGGCCTCCACCGCCACCTGAACCACCAGCAGTACCAGCCTTACCGGGACCACCGCCTCCGTGACCACCGCCTGTAGCAGTGTATGTAATTGAATTTGCAAGAATAGATGAATCAACACCTGAAACTGCTCCATCAGCTGGTGAAGTAGGTGAACCTGCACCTCCACCACCAACGGTTGCTGTTACTGTTCCTTCAGCATTAACTTCTATATTTCTTAAACCACCTGCACCGCCACCACCACCATAATCAGATCCAGCTCCACCACCACCACCGACAATTGCTGTTTGAATTACTCTAGTTCCACATCGTAATGTTACTGATCCTGAAGATGTTTTAACAGTTTGAGCACACTTCCCGAAAGAAGCTTTATTACTTTTACCGATTATTCCGCCATTAGATCTGGCCATTTGAGTCTCCTATTCGGACACCCAAGCTGTGCCATTCCAGTCGTAGACTGTTGGTGTTTCCGATTCGTCGTTTGATTTTGTTGCTTCCCAACCTTTAGTGTTGTCAGCGTTGTATTTTGTTTCGTTCCAGTTAATTATGTATCTAACATCACCTTCTTCTGTAATTGTTGGACGAGTAATTGGCGCTTGCCAATCATCATTTGAATCTAATGACCATGATGCAAAAGGTTGTGGTGCTAAAAATTTATCTTTTACAGGATCATAAACCATTCCGATTCCTGCATATTGTTTTCTAAAATTATGATTATAAGAAGTTTGTTTCCAAATTCCACCCTTAAAAAAATTAATACACCATGTTTCACCATCTTGGTGCATGTCTGAAGGAACTACATCGTTTCCTACAACTACTACTCTTTCAACTATTTGATGAGTATCTGATGTAAATCCTGTTGGATCTACTTTTGTTTTTAATTCTGCGAAATGTGCCATATTATTACTCCTTAAATTTCTATTTTATATTTTAATTTTAACTTATTGTCAACGTTCCGTTTGCTGTAAATGTAACCACTGTACATCCACCTGCAGGGCCTGGTAATGTTGATTTAGTTCCTCCTGGTGTTACACTTAATGTTGGTCCTAACGGTCCAGGGGCTCTCAATACAACAATTCCTGAACCTCCGTTTGCACCTGCAACAGGATTACTTCTTACTCCACCACCGCCACCACCAGTATTAGCTGTTCCAGCAGTTGCAGAAGCTCCAGTTGAATTTGAACCTGCTCCACCACCACCAGTTCCACCTACACCAGCAGTACCTCCACAGAAAACTCCACCTCCACCACCACCTGCATAAGCTACAGATGAATTTGTTATAGAATTGTAAAAACCAATACCACCTTTACCAGCTACAGCTGGAGCTGAATCTTGTCCTGCACCACCTGCTCCACCACCACCAGCTCCAGCAACTGGAGTATGTGCAGGAGAATCACCTCCATCATGACCTTGCCTTCCATTTAAAGCAGGTGAACTAAATACTGTACATCCAGATCCACCACAAAAAGAAGGACCTCCAGGTCCAGCGTTTGATGCTCCACCTCCAGATCCACCAGCTCTACCAGGTCCTTGTGGTCCTGTAGCATTTCTGCCCGCTGTTCCACCACCAAGAGAAGTTATATATCCAACTGATGAATCATTACCATTTGCACCCATTGAAGCTGCTGCTCCTGCACCACCACCTCCAACCACTACAGAGTGTGGTCCTGGACTTAAAAATAATTTTGTTCCTCCTGGAAAAGATGATCTAAAACCACCAGCTCCACCACCACCACCAGAGTCAGATCCACCTGATCCTCCTCCAGCTACTACTAAATAATCAAATGCTGTTGCAGCACTTGTATCTAAAATATTTAAATTTGTTGATGCTTTAAATTGTGCAATTTGGTTTGCTCCATCAGTTGACGTAACCGGTGCACACGCACTACATGTTGTAAAGAAAATTCCTGATGCTGCTGGCGCTCTTGCGATCACGATACCTGGACCACCTACACCACCAACTCCACCATCACCACCTCTACCGCCACCACCACCGCCAGTGTTAGCAGTTCCGGCACCAGCAGCTGCACTTCCGTTTGGACCTGTACCACCAGCTCCTCCTCCACCAGCTCCACCTGAACTAGCACTTGAAGGTGCGTAATTACCACCTCCACCACCGCCAGCGTATGTTGTAGCTGATCCTAAAATATCATTTGGTGCTCCTGCACCTCCATTTCCTCCAGTTCCATTTGAAGCGTTAGATCCAGCGGCAGTTGCTCCACCACCTCCACCAGCTGCACCAAAAAGTGGAGATCCATTTGAAATTCCTGCACCACCTGGATTTCCTTGAGATGGACTAAAAGGAGGTGTATTTCCAGCTGCACCAGGCACTGTTGCTCTTGGTGCTCCTGGTGTAGGACCTGATCCTCCACCACCTCCACCTGATCCTCCAGTTGATCCAGAACTTTGACAAGTATTTCCTGTTCCTACTGGACTAGCTGGGCCTTCACTAGATCCTCCACCACCTCCACCAGTAGATGTTATACATCCTAATATGGAAGCACTTCCACTTCCACCAATTGCTCCCTGTGTGTCAGCTCCAGCAGAACCACCACCGCCAACTGTTACTGCATATGTTCCTAAACTTAATTCTTGTGTTGTTCCTTGTAATGGACTTGGTCCATATCCTGATGCACGATAACCTCCTGCACCACCTCCACCACCATAATATTTAGATCCACCTGCTCCACCACCAGCAACTACCATGTAATCTATGTTTGCTGTTCTTGAAATCCAATTATTATTTTTTATTTCATCAAATACTGTATTCATATCCCAAACACCTGATGCACATTTAGGTGTTGTTTCTTTTATAACTACTATTCCTGAGCCACCTGATTTAGAAGTGTTAGCATTTCTTCCGGCTTGACCACCTGCTCCACCTCCAGTGTTAGCAGTTCCTGCTGTTCCACATCCTCCTGCTCCACTTGGACCAGGTCCACCTGCTCCACCATTACCACCACCACCTGATCCACCACATCCAGCAGGTCCACTCGGATTCATACTTCCACCTCCGCCACCTCCAGCGTAAGTTACACAAGAACCTGTAATATTACTTACAGTCCCCGCTCCACCGTTACCACCTTTAAGACTGCTTCCATTACCATTAGATCCTGTTCCACCAGATCCACCACCGCCACCAGCGATAGCATCTGTTCCACCAGGCCCTGGAGAAGTACCTCCGTTATTTCCTTGTGATGGACTTTTAGGAGGTGAATTCCCTATTCCTCCAGCTATGCATCTTGCTCCACCTGTTGCTCCACCACCTGATCCACCTGATCCACCTTTACCTTGATCTAATCCTGTACCTATAAATTGTGGACTTCCAGGATTTCTTGCTCCACCACCGCCACCACCGCCACCGGTTGATATAAAATCTCCTAAAGATGTTCCTGCTATTATAGATTGATTTCCTTGTCCACCTCTACATCCATCACTGGGTGGACCTCCAGGTACACCGGCTCCACCAGCACCTACTGTTACTGTTATAGGTCCTGGAGTTAAAGAAAGACTACAGTTAGTTCGAAAACCACCTGCTCCTCCTCCACCAGAAGAATTACCTGCTGGTTGATTAGAACCACCTGCTCCACCTCCAGCAACTACTAATACTCTAGCAGTAGAACTACAGTTTGTTTTTTGAAAAGATCCTGAACTTGTAAAAGATTCAGTTCTTGTTTGTGGTGTATTGATAACTTTTGTAGGTCCAATTATTCCGCCATTGCCAGCCATAATTTAAACCTCCTAGTCGTCTATAACTTCATAAGATATAAATAAATCTAAATCGCCTGAAGCACTAGCTCC